CTTCCGATCTGGGAGGGGGAGCCGCGCCCTAACTATCGCTATTACTGAGCAGAACCGCGCTATGTCTTTTGGATCTATTGAGCGGTACAAAGAGGCGGGCCTGCAAAAGATGGAATGGGCCGTATCTGATCCGTGTGACATTTGCGCAAAGAATGAAGGGCAAGTAATTGTTATTGGGCAAACATTTGCATCAGGAGATCAACAGCCTCCTGCACACCCTCATTGCCGTTGCGTGTTGCTACCTGTAATTCCTGGTATGGAAGATGGGCCTGAGATCCCAGGTGCAACAATGGTTGTTCCTCCATCTCCTGTTGATTTTGGCCCTGACGCGGCAACCTTCCCTGTTAAAACACGGGAACAACAACAGATTGAAGATGCTCTTAGCGTATTACGCAAACCAAAAACTGAATTTGTGCCTGGTGCATGGGTAGCACTAGAAAGAAAAGAAATTAGAGAGATTGTTATTGATCGCTATTTGTTTGGGCGTGAAGGTAAAACCCGTGACGAAATTGCAAGTTATGTAGATGCTAGAAGAATTAACAAAGCAGATTTGTCATTGATTGATAAGGGGGCTATTTATCAGAATGGCCCTATTCAAGTTCAGTTTTACAGTACGGGCGCAAATTTACCTGCAAAGGTAAAACAAGAAATTTTAGAAACCGTAGATAAACTACAAATTACAAACCCTAAAGCCAAAGCCGTTATTTCTGTTGGATCAGAGTCATCAAGCAAACGCGGTTGGGCTTTATTGGGCAAAGAAAAACTATGGATCACTCCCAAAACAGCCCGTTTTGACAAACCAAATCCATCTGAAGTTGGGTTTAAGATGCCTGTATTGAGTACCGTATCTCAAAGGCAATACACGCTTGCCCATGAATGGGGTCATTTGATTGATGAAGGCGGTGGGTTCTTAGACAATGGCGTAAGTTTCCAATCACCTCAAACGCTGGCTACTATCAAAAGATTAAAAGAAGAATTCCCTGATGCGTTCAAATCAACATACTCAGCGGAAAACACCAAAGAGTTTTATGCAGAAATGTTTACAGAGTATTGGAACAGCGGCGGCTTAACAGACAATCCGCTTGTTCAGGCTATGGCAAAAGAATTTAAGTGGAAAGCGCTTGATGTTCCTAAGCCTACAATTGGTTATGTTAAGGCTAAGTATGGCCCTGATGTTTATTTGGCGGACATTGAAGCGGCAGAGGCAAAATTAAAAGGCTTTATTCCAACCGTTACAAGGGCTGATGGAACAGTTGTTCCTGATTGGAAGTACGCGAGCGGAGGAAGCGCGCCTGAGAACATTCAACTTAGAAACTTAATGAAAGAACAAGGTTTCTTAGGCAAGCCACGAGTTGTTGATCCTGGCGAATTCCAAAAATTAGTTGATCAGGGTTCAGTTCCAATTTATAGAGGCATGGGCGGCGAGACGCAGGAAATTGTTAATGGATACACTCAAACATTACTAACTGGTGACACACCGTTTATTGGGCGCGGTTTCTTTGGTGATGGTACTTATTTTGCTACGGATCGCGGCATTGCAGATAATTTTGCTAAATCAAACGCAAGCGGAGACATTGAATTTAAGTTTGGTGAGGTTGTTGAGGGTGTTTTAGATCCTCAAGCAAAGGTTATAGACATTGAAGATTTGTGGAAATTACGCAATGAGTATGTGGAGCGCATGCCTTATCACGGTGAATTGGCTCAGGCCTATGAAGATGACATTGGTTTATTTGCTACCACTCAAGGCTATGACGCAATTGTAAATAAGAACCCCATGATTGGTTACACCGCTGACGGGCAAAGAAAGTATGCGCCTGGTTCTTATTACACAATCTTAAACCGCACCGCTCTAATCCTGAAAGGCAAACCATGAAAAAAGAAACAGCCGTGTTAGATCGTAAATTGGCTTACTTGCAAGGAGCATTAAATTACGAAAACAAACAATTGCTCTTTAAGGCCGTTGATGGCGTTGAGTCCATAGAAGAATTACCTATGCCGTACCGCAAGTGGATCAATGATTTAGATGCAATTCCAACAAGCAAATTGTCTTATGGCGCAAAACAAGAGAGAAAGGCAAAGGCGTAATTTATGGAAACTGAAAATTGTGGCGTAGAGGACATGGATTGGGCTGATGTTACCTATGATGCTGTTGTGGAAGGAGCAGAAGTAGGCATTAAAGACGCTCAAAAAGAATTAGAAAAACGGCAAGAGTTATTTGACACAGAATTAGATAAAGGCGCTGACATTGAAAAAAACAACCCTAACCGTGACTCTAAAGGCCGTTTTACTTTTGGAGCAGGTGGCCCGCAGAATGGAGGCGGTGCTGGTGGCGGCGCGGCAGTAGAAGGAGCAGAACAAGCAGGTGCGGCTGAACCGTATGAAGAAACAGATGATTACCGCATGCGCCATCAAGCACCTACACGCGCTGATGAATTTGGATCACCTGCAACAAACATTGGTGATGAAATGATGCCAGGGTTTTATGACAAACCTCAATTGTATGGTTCAGCATACGAGCAATCAGACAAAGAAAGCCGTTCTGTTCTTATGTCAATTAGAGACAAGCCCAACGCCCCTGTAACTATTTACAGAGCCGTTCCTGAAAGCGTGGACAAAATCAACCCTGGTGACTGGGTAACACTTTCACCCACTTATGCCAAAGAACATTTGCGTAGTAATGTATCAGGCGGCAAAATTCTAAGCCAGGTTATTCCTGCAAAAGATTTATGGTTTGATGGCAACAGCATCAATGAATTTGGCTATGACCCAGTTGATTAAAAACGCTTGTGTAACCAAAAATTGATACTCTTATGACAAACGGCGCTAAGGAGTAATCATGAGTGATGGCTTTGTACCACCTCAACCAGTGCGCAGTAATGCTAAACGCGGTTTGGAACTTAGAGCAAAGCATGGCCGTGGCGGAACAGAGGTGGGCGTTGCACGCGCCCGCGACTTATCAAACGGAAAAGCATTATCATTAGACACATTAAAGAGAATGAACTCTTACTTTGCCCGCCATGAAGTTGATAAAAAAGGCGAAGGCTGGGGCGAAGATAGTGCAGGTTACATTGCTTGGTTGCTTTGGGGCGGAGACGCTGGTAGAGCATGGGCTAAAAGAATTACCAGTGAACAGGAAAACAAGGAGAAATCAATGGCTAGTAATCTAACAACCAACTCATACTTTAGTATTGAAAAGGCTGACCGTAACGCAGACGGCACAATGACCGTTTACGGAAAGGCAACAGATGACTCACTAGACATTGATCAACAGATTTGTGATGGCGATTGGCTAAAGCGCGCTATGCCCGCCTGGTTTAAGTCAGGTGGAAACATCAGAGAGCAACACAGCCAAATTGCCGCAGGCGTTGCTAAGGAGTATGAGGCAAAGGCTGATGGACATTACATTGGCGTATTAGTTGTAGATCCTGTTTCAGTTAAGAAGGTAGATGCTGGCGTACTCAAGGGCTTTTCAGTAGGCATTAAAAACCCACGCGTTGTACGCGATAGCAAGGCGGCAAATGGCCGTATTGTTGATGGGCAGATTGTAGAAATTTCTTTAGTGGATCGCCCTGCCAACCCTAACTGCCAATTAGTTTTGGCCAAATCTGTTGATGGTGAAAAGGACTTGGTACAGGTAGAGGAATGGATTGAGAAAAAAGAAGGCGAACAAGATCCATCTCAAGTAATTAAACCGCGTAAGGGTGAGCCTGCGGACAAAGAATTATACGCAGAGGTTATACAAGCCGCTAAAGCAAAGTTTGATGTGTACCCATCTGCCTATGCAAATGCCTGGGTAGTGCGCGAATACAAAAAGCGCGGTGGCAAATACAAGGCAGAAAGTAAGGAAAAAGGTTTACAATCTGACGGTAATTTAATTAAGGAGAACCCAATGGAAACAGAAACAATTGCCGTACCTGAGTCTATTTTGGGTGATCTTTTCAAGTTTGATAAAGGTGAGTACGAGCGCGCCCGCGAAGCGTTAGCAAATCTCATTTCTATTGAAGCGCAAGAAATGAAGGAAGGTCACAATGAACTTTCTTCTATCTCACATTTACTAGAAGCCGTTTCTCATCTCCATGCTTGGTATGAGGGCGAAGAAGCAGAGGGAGAAGTCATGGAAGAAACGGAAATTGAAATGGCAGTTAAGCCTGAAGAAAAAGAAATCATGCCTAAAAAGGGCGAGACATTAAAAGAATTTAAGGCGCGTTGTAAAGAAGCAGGCATGGCTG